TTTCTTGTAAGTCTTTATCAGGAACAGCTTTTTCAATTGTATTAAATAGTACTTTAGCAAGAGGTGCAACTGCTCCTAACATTTGCAACATAATTTAGTACCACTTCGCTGTTCTTTTTTTCTCCGGAAGCATCGCCCGCTGACCACCAACAGGAACAACTTGAGTTTCTTGTGGATTTGAAACTTCAACATCAATTCCACCTTTTAAAAGACCATCAGGTTGAGTAAATTGTGAGTGATCCACTAGATTTCCATACTCTGATCGTGAGGAATTTTCAGTTTTTAATACTGTGCCACCTTTAGCCATAGGTTTTCTTGACATGTCTGCTTCAGAAAGTGCGATTGCAACTGCTTGTTTAGGATTTTTTACAACTGGACCGTTTTTTCCAGAGTGTAATTCACCTTTTTTAAACTCTCTCATAACTTTGCCTATTTTTTTTTGACTTTTAGTCATCATTTTTTTCATAAAGGACTCCAATATAGTGTTTAAAATAACATAATTTAATTATTTAGCTAGTAATTATTTTATTACTTTGCATTCCTTGTTTTGCAATTGAAACACCAGCTCTTAACTGTGCTAAATCTTCATTTTGCTGTAGTTTTTCATCAGCAACTTGTCTATTAGACATGACTTTTAGCTTGTCTAAATTAATTCTTTCCTCACCTTCCTTCTTTTTACGTTCATTTTCCATAGCTCTCAAATCAATTTCCCTAGATTTTAATTGAACTAAAGGATCTGTTGCTCCTTGATTTATTTTTGTTTCTTCACTCATGAAGTCTTTTGTCATTTCAGCTATCAATTTAGCTTTTCTAGATTCAATAGTTTGTGTCATTTGTTGTAACTGCATTTGAACTTGAGGATTAAGCTGTGCTTGTTGTTGTAACATCGGCATTTGCATTAACTCTTTAGAAAATTCTAACTGAATTTGTTCTTGAGCCATAATTGAAATGTGTTCTAAAATATTTTTTTGAATTGATGCCATCGCCATAGGATTATTTTGAATCATATTTAATTGCATAAAATTTAAATGTGCATCTATGTGAGCTCTGTGATCTTGACCCGCGAACGCTTGGAAAGGTTGACCAGTCATAGCGTTGATATGTTCAATAGATGGATCTACAGGCATAGGAAGTTGAGGAGGAGGTAATATTAAATCTACATCCTTAACTCCAAGTGCCTCGTACATAGATCTATAAATTTGATATAGGTTATGCATTTGAGGGTTAGACATTGCAAGTTGCAATTCTGTTTGTGCTAAATTTATTCTTTGCGTTTGAGAAAATATATTTGGATCAGCGACTGGTAAAATATCTATCTTGTCATCAAAATCTACTGATTTAATTTCTCTTGTTCCGCCGACCACGTCGTACGGATAAACAGGTGGTAAATAAGTTGCAAAAGTATTTGCAAGTAATTCAAATTCTTGTTTTAAAGATGCATACAATCGTTTGTGTATTGCAGACATAACCCGCGATCCACGTTCCAATAATGCCATAGTCGTACCAACGGCAGCTTGTTGATTACCATCACCCACTTGCATATCAGCGATGGACGCGAAGCGTTGACCTGCTTGAACAACAATACCCATCAATTGTAAAAGAGTTTGTGATGGTTCTTTAAATGGTAAAGGCATAAACGCATCACGCAAATTTCCGCCTGGTGCATCCACATCTCTAAATTCTCCTGGCTGAATTGGTTGTGCATCATCTCTTACACGTATACCTCTCATCTTGAATCCGGCTGGCAGGTTAGATAACGTGCCGGCGTCTAACAGCTGTCTTAAAGCCGAGGTCGCTGTTCGTGATAGTCCACCTATCATGTGGATTAGACCAAAACCATAAAAGCCAAGTCCAGGTAAAAATTTAAAATGCACAAAATAATTTGTTTTAGTTTTCATAGGATCACCTACTTTGTAATTTCTACGAATAGATAAAACTTCTCTTGTGCTTTCTTCAATCGTTACAATGTATGGAAGTTTAATCCCTGTTGGTTCATCAGATTGAGGATCTTTATCTTCAAACCCTTCAATGTCTAAATTAACATGACACTCTAATAATGTATAAATGTCATTATTTTTGTTAATACGAATACCTTCAAGCTGTAATTGTTTATCTTTCAATTCATCAGTTTGAATTGGAGGTTGTCCTAATTCTACATCTCTGTAAAATCCAGAAACCTGTTGTTTTCGTAAATCGTTTTCAGAAATTTTAATTACGTGAATAATAGCATCAGCATCTTCAAGTGACGTTGCTGAATATGGAACAATTAAATCTTCAGATGGAATAAATTTAGATACTGCTCTACCTAACATTTCATCGTAATAAACTTTTTTAAATGTAGAACCTGATAGAGGTAAGTAAAATAACATCTGATCAAACTCTGGTTCATATTCTTTCATGACTGTCATAATTTGATAGTTCATAAAATCTCTAACACGTTCTGCTTGTTGTTCTTTTTGAGAATCAATCTTACCCACAATTTGAGTTCGAACAGGTCCATCTGGGGGTAACAATTCTTTGTAAGCTTGTGATTGAAATTGAGTTACTGATTCTGCAAGAACTGGATGTGTTACACCACTTGCATTTCTAAATGGTTCTGTTCGTCTTTCATATTTGAATCCTAGTAAATCAAGTCCACTGGTATAAGACATTTCCCAATCTTGTCTTGAAGATTTATAATCAATATACTGATTTATAATATCTGATCCAATTTTTACTAGAATAGATTCATCTAAAAACTCTGCAAGATTCGCATAGTGATCTTGTGAACCTTCAGGAGATGCAACACTAGGGTTAAACGATACCTGTGCTCCACCATCTTCTGTAGGAGTTATTTCAACATCTTTATTTTGTAGCTCTTGTAAGTCTTCTTGGAAAGATTGTTCTATTTCAGTTTGACCTGGAACTTCAACAGTAGTTTTTGTATTAGGTAATGACTTATCAATCTCTGCCATGATTAATTATACCTTCTTCTAAATAATGATTCAACACCTTGTGAATCTGGACCTTTAACAGGTGGAACTGTTTTTGTCAATCCGCCTTCTTGAAAATTAGTTTGAAATTTAAGACCAGCATAGAAAGGGTTATTAACTTGACCATAAGTCATCACTGGATTCATGTTATAATAATCAGCTACCTCTTGTGGTAAAAATTCTCTAGTTACGTTTCTTTGCTGACCATAGTTACCAACAAAAGACAATCCTGGTATTCCAGGAACTGGAAGATTAACATTAACTCCATATTCCATATCTTTAGATTTGATTGGGTCACCATAAAAATTTTGACTTCTTCCTGTAGAGTAATTTACATAAGGACTTACGTAATTTAAAAAAGGATATTTATTTTCTTCTTTTGTAGTTTGACTTTGATTTATTTCATCTTCAATGTTTTTATCACGTTGTCTTCTAACTTCATCTTTAGCTAGTCTTTCAGCAAATGCTTGAAACGCTTCTTCAATTCCTGCCATACTAATAATACGTTCTGTTATGATGAATGATAGGTTCGTCTCTGTAATCTTCTGGATGATCTACAAACCCACCTTGTCTAAATCGCATTACTGCTTGAGTCATAGAATCTACCAAGTCATCGTTATCGCCATAAGGAAATGCTGCACATTCCTCTATAACCTCTTCAGCAAACTTTTGATCAGGTGCCCATATTTGACCTGACTCAAATAGTGGTGCAACTGCATTTACCCTTGAATGCTTATCATTTCCTTTAGTAGGTGTAAAGTTAACAACAGGAATACCCATCTTTCGAAGTTCGTATGTAAGAGGTAAACCCGATGCTTTAGATTCAATGATAACCGTCTCTGGATTCCAATAACTATATTGTTCTAACGCTTTACGTTTTAGATCAGGAAACTCCAATCGTTCTTTAATAGCGTCTAACAAAATTAAATTCGCTTCGCTGTCCTCGTTTAATCTAAATACACCCCATGTTGTTATTGCAGAATAGTCTGCAGTTTCTTTTTTCATGAACGCCGTATCATAACTTTGTATGACGTGATCTAACGCTGGAATATAGGGCTTATCCCAAACTCTCCACCATTCGCGTTTAATGATTGAACCTTCTTCGGCAGTTGGATTTTGCATCCATTGTGCATTCCATTTTTGAAGTGATAATGATGCTTTAACAGATTCTAATTCTTCCTTGCTCCAATATTCTGGCCAAATAGGTTTACTATCAGGCATCACAGCTGGAAACTCTATGATCTCCCATTGATCTGCTTTAACTTCTGCAGAAGATTTTATAAGTTGTGCTGTTAAATCTTTTGTAGACCAACGCGTCATAACTACTACAATTTTACCACCTGGTTGCAAACGTTGTCGTGGTCCTGAAGTGTACCACTCGTACGCACGTTCGAGTGCCTCTGAATTCAAAGCGTCTTGTTCGGAATGTGGATCGTCAATAATTAATAGATCAGCGCCTCTACCCGTTATCGCACCGCCGACACCGGCTGCAAAATATTCACCACCTTGAGCAGTTTCCCATCTTCCTGCAGCTTGTGAGTCTTCACGCAATCGTGTTTGAAATATTTTTTGATATTCCTCGCTATCAATTAATGTTTTAGCTTTTCTACCGAATCGGACAGCGAGCTCCGCGGTGTGCGTGGTTTGAATAATTTTTAGTTTTGGATTCTTACCTATCATCCATGCAGGAAGTAAGTAAGAGGCAAACTCTGATTTGGTATGCCTAGGTGGCATATTGATAATCAAACGATTAATCTCTCCTTTTGAAAGTCTGTTAAATTGATTAGCTATTTTTTCATGATGTGCTCCTTGCACAAAATCTGGCCAAACTTCTTTTACAAAAACTAAAAAGTTTTCGCTAATTTCGTTCTTTCTCTTCTTTTCGTGGTGCATAAGAAAATACTTTCGATATTCTTTTCTAACATCTACAGGTAATTTTTTAATTTGGTCTTCAGAAAGAATCATTGTTATTATGGTACCTTTTTCAATTTAAGGGATCATATTATATAGGAATTTTTAAAATTTGAAATAGCTTGGGACTCCTGTAGATGGTACCTTAATTGAATTTTAGGGGGTGGGGGTAGAAAGAAATCTTTAAATTTACAGTTTCATATGAAATTTTTTGCAAAGTATTTGGAGCGTATGAATATTCAAATGTTTGATTTTACTATATCATCTAGTTACATACTTTTATTTTAGGGTATTTAATATTGTAAAATACTTCGTATTTTACTTTCATTTTGGAATTGTAATAACTTCGTTATTACTTAATCATTGAAAAAAGGAAAGCGACACGCGTTGCGTGTGGCGTGGCGTGGCGTGGCAACGCCACGAT